TGGAATGGCATCGTCGCCACTTCCTGAAGGCAGAGCGCGCGGCCGCGCATCTCGGTTTCTTCCGAGAGCTTGATCTCGCCGCCGAGCCAGCGTTCGCTTGCGGCAGCCACCAGGTCGGTGCGGTAGTCGTCGAGGTATCGGCGGAACCACTTCGTCGCCGGGCTGTGCACCCAGCGCAGATAGTCCTGTTCCGTTAGTCCCCGGACTTCCCTGGGTTCTTCCTTGGTCCCCTCGGCCATCACTGGCCCGCCGCTGCCTCGGCGCTGCGCTTGGCTTCATCCGCCGCCTTCTTCGCCTGCTCGGCGGCCGCCTCGGCGGCACGGTGAACCTGCTCGAGCGCATCGATGTGCGCCTTGAGCCCGCGATCGCTGACCGCGACGGCGAATGCATCGTCGGCAGCGAGCATGGCGTTGACCGGGAACGTCTCCGGCTTGATCGCGACAACGGCGCCGCTGTCGTCGACCAGCGCGACTTCGATGCGGCCGTTGAGGTGCGCGGTGCCGTCATTCTCGAACGTGATGTTGAGATGACGGACGAAACTTTTCTCTTTCATGTGGGTGCTCCATTTGTCTCGGCTGGGATCGGCTCTGCGGGCGGTGCGCCCAGGTTCGTCGGTTCGACTGACGTGTCGCCCTGCAGCAATTCCAATTCATGCTTGGCGACCGCGAGCTGCGTCGTGATCCACTCCGTCAGCGTGCCGGCGGTCGCCTTGTCCGCATCAGCGAGATTCTTGATCGCCTGCGTCTTCATGACGAGTTCTTGAACGCGGTCCTTGCGCTCCTGGGACGCGACCTTCTTCGCCTCGTTCGCGAGCTGCATCTTGGCGAGCCCGATGGCCGGATCCTCCGGCTGCTGCGGGACCTGCTTGACCAGGATCTTGTCGGCGCCGTCGATGCGCGCGGCCTCGAAGATGCGCCGGCGCACCTCGAGCGGATCGCACAGCGGATCGTTCTGGTACTGCGAGAGGAAGTTGGCACGGCCAAGCATCTGCATGTCCGACACCATGGTCGGATCGGAGATCGGCTCGACGCCGTCGCCCTGCTTGTAGTCGTCGCGCGTTATGCGCTTCCACTGATCGCCGAGGCGATAGCCGGCCTGGTCCGAGAGGTAGAGCCGGTTGAGCCGGTAGAGCTTCTGGTATTCGTGCTTCTCGGCGCGATAGATGCGCTTGTAGATCGCCGTGAAGACCTTGAGGCCCTGCTCGATCAGCGCAAGCAGCGTGGTGGGCTGGATCGTCGGCGCAACGTCGCCGGATAGCACGTCCTTGACGGCCGCGATGTCCTTGCCGGCCTCGATCAGAGTGCCGAGCAGCTGGAACAGCACCGCGGACGGGCCCGGCGTTTCGAGATGCACGATCGCGTCGCGGATCGCCGCGCCGGTCGCGTTGATCGGCTTGTATTCGCCGAGCTTGAAGCGCACCGAGCCGCCATGCATGTTCAGGCCGCGGCCGATGAAGCCGCCGCCCACGACCTGCCGGTGACCGGCATCGATGAGCATGTTGAGCGTGGTGTTGACGCCGGCGTTGATCGGGTTGAGCAGCTGCCCGAAACCCATGCCGTAGATGCCGCCCTCGACGTTGGGGAGGAAATCGTACTTCGTGTAGTACTGCACCGGATCGATCTTCACGACCTTGTGGTCGCGGCGCGAGAAGTGGACACCTTCCGGATCGAAGCGCGCCACGATGCGCGCGACCTTCGTGGTCTCTTCGTGCATCGTGACGATGTAGGGTTCCGGATAGCCGTCCTTATCGAGGTCGAGCCAGCGGTGCTGCTCGATGAACCCGCGCTCCGCGTCGTCGTCGCTGGCATCGCTGTCGACCGATGCCGCATAGGTCTTGTCGAGGAACGTCTCGGCGCGGATCGCTTCCTCGATCTCGAGCGGATAGAGCTTCAGCCGCTCGGAGAGGCGCGGCGCCAGCTCGATCGACTTGGCCCGGTAGTTGACCACGAGGTTTTCGGCGGTGACGAGCAACGACATGTTGCGCGCCCACATCGGGTCGAAATAGCTCTTGCGGAACGCGCAGCCGACGATCGGCAGGATGTGCAGCAGCAGGTCGGTGTCGCTCTCCCACTCGCCCTGCTCTTCGAGCAGCTGCCAGGACATGTGCTCGGCGATGCGGTCGGCGCGAGCCTTGCGGGCGCCAGGCTGCACCTGCCACACCGGCTGGGGGCCTTGCGGCGTCATCTGGACCGCGGGTTGTCCGTCCGGCCCCTGCGCCGAGATGCCCTCGTCATCGCCGTAGACGACGCCCTTCACGACGTTGCGGCCCGAGACGATCGCCGGGTAGGCACGCGCCGCGAACTCGATGGCCGCCGTGGTCATCAGCGGATAGATGATGTTGCTGGCGTTCGGCCACGGGTAGGACTTGGTCTTGGCGACCTGCATGGCGAGATCGATCGCCGCCTCGCTGTCCGTCAGCCAGCCACTGCGGCTGTTGACATCGATCTTGTATTCTCGATCGACGCGGCCGCCGATGCGGCCCAGCTCTTCCTCGGAGAGTTCCTCCGCGATGTTCTTCGTCTCGCGCGGATCGGACCAGCGGGCGAGCTTCTTGTTCGGATCCTCATCCGGCCTGTCCTCGCCCGTGCGCACAACCGCCGGCGCCGACACTTGCTCGAGCGCATTGTCGACGGGCGCGGTCTCGCCGGCGGTGCCATAGCTGCCGCCGTCTGCCGCGCCGCCGAGGGCCATTGTGCGTTAGCCTGCCGTGTTGTCGAGCAGCGCGCGCGCGGCAGGTTGCGGCGCACGGTTGGCTTCCTCGACGACCTGCAGCAGCGGCGCGAGTTTCTCGACCTGCTCGCGCAAGCCGGCGACCTCGGATCGCAGAGCCGCGACCTCTTCGGCTGCCTTCGGATCAGCGGCCGCCGTCGCTGCATCGCCTTGGCCGAGCTTATGCTCGAGTTCCAGGACAGCATGTGCCGCCGTGTCCCAGCGGTCGTGTTCGATGACCTTCAGACTCTTCATCAGACCCTTCAGCTTTGTCAGTGCGCTCATGTCTGCGATTCCTTGGGTTGCAGGATCAGTCCGATTTTCGCGGTCACGGACCAGCGCGGCTCGGCAGTGCGCTGCGTACCTTTGCTGTCCATGACGGTGATGTGCCATTTGTCGAGATGCGGGCCATCCTTGAGCGCGCAGGCGATGGCGCCACGCTCGCGCAGGATCTCGATCGTCTCGCGCTGCCACGCGGTCACGGCGAGCTCGCGCGAGGCGTAAAGCGCCGGTTCGATATCGCGGTCGATGCGCAGCCCGCCCGACGTGATGTCGAGGGTCTCAGCGATATCGCTGGCGTCGTCGTTCGGAAACAACGCCTGAACGGCTGCGATAGCCTCGTCGAGGGTCATGCGCTCACGATCTCCGGCGCGCCCTTGCCGAGCGTCGCGAACGCGGCCATGACGGCGCCGACGTCGCCATCTTCGCTCGCCCAATCGACCCGATAGAGCGCTTCGCCACACCGCACGAACGTTGCGGGTGTTTGCGTGTCGTGCACCGCGGGCGGCATCGAGAGCCCCGCATGGGCAATGCCGGCAGCATCGAGCGCGGCCGCCGCGTCGAGCATGTCCTGGCTGGCGCGAAGGCGAGGCATCAGCCGACCTCGGCAGTTTCGCTGGCGGGCACCGCGGCAGCCGCTCTGAGCTTGGCAAGCTCTTCGGCATCGGCCTTCGCCTGCTTGGCGGTTTCCTCGGCGGCAGTGCGCTGTTGCGCTTCCTGCACGGTCACCTGCTGCTGCAGGTTCATGATGATATGCGCGACGTCCTTGAACGGCTTCTCGGCCAGGATGCCGGCGATCTGGTTGACGGTGGTCGGGTCAAGCGTGAGTGTGAACATGCATGAGGTCCTTCTTTGCGTCGTTGACTGCGTCAGAGGAGGACGAAGCGGAGTGCGCATGCCCCGCCGATATCATGGCGCCAAAGCGTGCACGTCGGCGCCGCTCTGAGGATCAATCGTCGAAGCATCGTCAGTCTTTCGTCCCGCTCACAACGATCTTCGGCTGCGTCCGTGTGAACGTCTCGCGTTCGAAGTACTGACCCTTGCGCACACCGCTCTCGCGCAGCACGTAGCCGTTCGCGATCTTGCGGATGCAGACGTTGCGGTCATCGCGCGGCTTGGGATAGGCGGGACCGGCGAGACCGTCGCCCTTCGACTTGCCGGATGATTTCTTTGCCATCAGTCGACAGACCCCTATCGCAAACCGGGCAACTTGGGCACCGGCGCCAACCCGCCGATCGCGAGCAGGAACCAGATCACGACAATCGCCACCAGAACGACGATGGCGATTTCGACAAACTTCATGGCCGGCGGCGGCAACGGGAGTTGGCTCAGCAGATACCAGAGCACCAGGATGACGATGACGAGAACCGCGAACGTAACGATCCAACCGATCATGGCAATGTCGCCTTCTTCAGGTGTAAAGCTTGCGCAGCGCCGCGTAGACAAGATGCTCGACGAGGTAGGCGTGGACTTCCTCGGTCTCCTCCTGGAGCGGCACACGGCGAGCGCGCAGCAGATACTGCGAGACGTGCACCATTTCGTGGGTGAGGATCGCGACCGCCTTGCGGAAATTACCCTTCTCGAGGCGCAGCATCACCACGAAGCCGCCGCCCATCTTCAGCATGCGGCCGTACACGCACGCAGCGTCGTCGTCCCAACCCGCCGCTTCCTCCTTGACTTCCGCGAGGTACTCGGCGTTCGAGCATGCACGCTTCACGGACCGCTCTAACTCGGCCTCCGACATGTTCACAGCGACGCCGACGTCGGTATTGAACATGTCGACCGAGAGCACGAAGAACTGCTTGTGCCAGAAGTCGCGCTTCGATTTACGCGTGCGCGGCTTGGCCAAAGCTAGACCATCTCGTCGCGGTGCGTAGCCCATGCAGCCCAGCCCGCAAGGCATGCTCGGTCGATCCAGCGCACGTCAACGGACCGCACGACATCGCCGCGCTCGAATGCGCGGTAGGCGACCACAAAGCCGATGCCGGTGCCGATCATATCAATACCCCGTCACTTCGCTGCGGCTGTCGTCCGCATGCTCGCGCTCGGTCTCCTGATCGAGCACGCGGTCGGTGATCGCGATGTGTCCGCCCGACAAGCAGATCATGCCGGTCGCCCTCATGAGCCCGTCGTCGACGTCGGCGATATCGCCGGTCTTGTCGCGCCGGTAGTTGCGATACTCGGCAAGCCACTCCGGCATCGTCGTGAAGATGCGCAGTCGCTTTGCCGCAAGCCTGGTCGTAACCTCGCCGACGAGCGCCTCGACCTCGGCCTCAACCGTGTAGAGGTCGACCTGCAGGTCGAGCAGCCGGCCGACGATGCGGTCGCCCTCTTCGGCGCTGCGCTTGCGGGCCCGGTGGTCGAAGATGCCAGGGACCCACGCCGGCAGATCGGGGTTCGACTTGCAGCGGTCCTTGATCGCGGCGGCATGAACGCCGAGGTCTGCGCGGCGCGCGACGTACTCGCCGTAGAGCCATACCGTGTTCGCGGCGCGGTCGATCGCGCCCCAGGTCGCGGCGACACGGTTGCGGTCTACGTCGAGCGCGAAGACGCGCGGCCAGTGACGCGGAATGTCGAAAGGTTCGGTGAGGATGTCGCGCTCGTCGGCGGTGTGCGTCATCTGGCCTTCCTGCAGCATCAGTTCGGTCAGCGCCCAGACCAGCGCGTCCATCCGGTCGGGCGAGTAGCCGGCGCCCTTGCGGTCGAAGTCCGATGTGAACGCGCACATCTGGTCCTCGAGCTGGGGGAACGCACCGACGTGGTGGACCTTGCCCTGCTCGTAGAGCGCCGAGACCGGCTCTGCCCGGATTGCCTTGCCGCGCGAGGCATGCACCGCGGTGTACGGCACGTTCGGGTCGATGACGCGCACCGTCGCCTCGACCATCTCGCCGCCGTTGTTGACCTCGGCAACGATGCGATCTGCTTTGCGCGCTTTGTAGAGGGCAACGGCTTCCGCAGCCCAACCTTCCGTGCCGGCCGGCTTGCGTATTGCCGAGACGTCGTCGAGCACGTAAGCGCGGCCGTTAATCCCGAGCCCGGCGCACACGATGCCGGTTTCGTTGGCATCCTCGCCGCTCGAGCCGGCGGGGTCGATCGCCACCACGATGCGGGTGAGCGTCGGCACCTCGACCGGTGCAACGCGCAGGTCCTCGATGCGAGCGCGCGACCACAGCGCGCCGGCGACCTCGTCGAGGACCTCGCCGCCGAGCTCCTGGCGACCAAGTCTCGTGCCTTGATAGCGCCCGACGATCGCGTTCAGGAACGTCGGCGCGAGGTTCGGTCTGTTCTCCTCGGTGGTCCCGCGCGTTACCTTGACGTCGGCATCGGCGCCGAGCGAGCGCGCGAGCAGCTCCTTGATCAGCTTCAGCGGCCGCGGCGTGGTCGTGATCACCACCCGCGGGCGATCGCCGAGACGCAACCCGAACTGCAGCTGGTCCCATGCGTCCTGCATGTACTTCCAGGCCGCGAGCTCGTCGCACCATGCTCGATCGTGCTGCGGACCGCGCAGACGCTCCGGCTCCTCTGCCGAGTAGAGCGTTGCGATGGCGCCGTTCGGCCACCGCAGCTCGCGCTGCGTCGGCGCATACGTCGGGCGGAACCACGGTGGCGAGATCGCGAGGATCCCCGACTCGCCCTCGACGATGACCTTGCGGGCATCGGATGCGGTCGGCGCAACGATCGCGACGCGGCGCGCACCGAAGTTCTCGACCTCGTCGCGCACCCACTCCGCACCGGTGCGCGTCTTGCCGAAACCGCGGCCGGCCAGGTTGAGCCAGATCGTCCAGTCGCCCGCCGGCGTCAGCTGCGAAGGGCGCGCCCAGAATGTCCAGTCGTAGGCGAGAGCGAGAGCTTCGGCATCGGTCAGGCCCGCGAGGAACGCCTGGCGCTGCTCAGCTGGCAGCGAGGCGAGCGAGCTTGCCCTCGATTGTGGCGCGTGCATCCGTGATCCGCATTCCGATGTCACCGCCGTCGGCGCCGGTCAGCGCGACGCGGTCGCCGTAAACCTTCGGTGCCATGCGCGCCGCCGCCCACGTCAGCCCCTGGATCGCAACGCGCCCGACATCCGGAGCGATTTCGCCCTTGAGCACCTGGTCGACCACCGCGATCACGTCGTCGCCGTGTTTCATGCCGCGCGCAGCCATTGCGCGCAGGTAGTTGTCGCGAAAATCTGCGCGCTCTCCGATCCACCGGTAGATCTGCGCCTTGTTCGGCATGTCCTTGTGCCGACAGATGCGCTCCACGCTCATGCCGCCGGCGAGACGCGCGAGAAAGCGCTCGGCCAGTTCGATCGAGTACAGCGACGGCCGCCCAAGCTTCTTCGGCTCGCGGCTCTTTGCGATCGGAACGATGTTCGTCATGGCTTGCCGGTTTGACGCGATCGAGAGCGCCGTCAGGCGCGCTGTCGTGATCGTCGCGCGCGGATACTGAGCTCAGATCTATCGGTAGACCTGAGGTGATGGACGGTTTTGATGTTTGGGGTGAAAAGCGCGCCCTTTGGGCGCTTTCCCGCTCACACTTCTAGATGCTTTTGTGTGATGCCTGCGCGAGAGAGTGCCAGCCAGTGCCAAATGTCAAATCGCACCCGCGCGGTTGTCATGTTGTTAACCGCGCGTTTTTTGGCACTTTTGCAAGGCGCGCCAACGGGATGTGTGATGCCGCAGTTTGTCATGTTGGCACCGCGCCGTTAACCAGCGCTCAGGTCACGACGACCCGGGCACTCGTCAGCCCGGCGACGACTGATTCGAGCCCGCGTTTGCGGTTTCGAAAGAACGTGCGCCGCGACATTCCGAGGCGTGCCACACGCCGATCAATCTCCAGCTCGAGCGCCTTCCACATCGACCCTAGGAGCACGGCGCGGCTCGCTTCGGTGTCATCGCCGAGGTAAGTCAGCGGCCAGGCGAGCGCCTGTTCCATCGCCGCGACCTCGTCGGCGGTTGCGCCTTTGTGCCGGTAGATCAGGCGGTTGCGCGCGCGTTTCAGATCGCGCTCGCCCTCACTCTGCGCCACGTAGTCGGCCCATTCGTGCGTGTAAGCCGGCATCGCGGTCCCGAACTCCTTGGGCGCGATCCGCATCGGCAGGCGGAACAGCACCTCGAAGCCCTGCACCAGCCGACGGTCGACGTGCCCGATCGTCCATGTAGGAGGCGCCTCATAGCGCTGCGCGCGCTCCTGCCACCAGCCGGTGACGCGCTCGGGATCGACGTCGCGCTGGCCGTGGATGCGTCCGGGCGCTGTCCGGCTTTTGTCCGGAACCTGTCCAACCTGCATTTCGTGACCGTCTTTCGGCTCTTCGGACATATCGCCTTGTATTTCCATGGTTCTTTTCTTTGACGGCTACGGGCCGAACAGTTCGCCGATGTCAGCCTGTCCGCCGTCTGTCCGGTTTTGGTCCGGCATGCCGAGGGCGTCATCGAGCGCGCTGTCCGACCATTGTCCGCTCGTTGTCCGGTCGCCGGCGTCCTTCGGCCGGGTCTCCGGAAAGCCGCGGATGACCTTGCCGGTCCATGACAGCCAAGGGCGCTTCCAGACGATGACGCCGGACGCGATCATGAAGCGCGAATAGCGGTCGAACCGCTTGCGGATGGCATCATCGCCAGGCGCTTCGCCTGCCTCGCCGCCGGCCACGCCCTCGACCTTGTAGGCCTCGCGCCAATCCCGGTAGTGCACCGCCATCCGATCGGCCGGCACACCGAGCGCCACCATCTCCTCGTTCGGCGCAACGGGTGCCTTGCGCAGGGCCGACAGCAGCGCGCGGAAGATCGGCTCCTCGGTCGGACGCAGCGCGAAGCCTTGAGCTGCCGTCTTCTGCTGCAGAGCCTCGTCGTCGCCGAGCGCGACGACCACGCACGACGTGATCGGGTGGCCGTCGGGCTCCTTGCCGACGTTCACGACCTGCAGCTTAGAGACCAGCGTACCGCCCTCCGGACCGTCCTTCATGTATTCGACCGTGGTGACGACGTTCTTGGCAGGGTCGCGCCGGATCGAGATCTGCGCATCCGCGGCGCCCGTCAGGCTGGAGTGCCCGCGCGGGCGCGCGCTCTCGATTCCACAGTGGTGGACGATCGGGACGACGCAATTGAACGCAGTGCGCACGGCGTCGGCCGCCTTCACATAGTTGCCCATGTCCTGGTCGGAGGATTCCGAGCCCTGCAGCGAGCGGTTCAGGGTGTCGATCGCGACGACTGCCGGGTTGACGCCCGCAGGCAGCTGCGCGCGGATATCGGCGATGAGCTGCAGGTGATCGGCGACCAGGTTGAGACGCTGCGCGATCACGTAGAACGGCACCGGCTCGGTGCGGCTCTCGAGGAAGCGCTGACGGAACGCCTCGATACGATCGGAAAAACCTGTTTCGCCTTCCAGTATGACGTAGACGACGGCGCCCTGCTCGACCTTGCGGTTGCGATACGACCAGCCGAGCGCGACGTGGAACAGGAGATCGGACGTCCAGAACGATTTCCCGCACTTCGGCGGCCCCCAGATCACCACGACGCCGGTGAGTGGGATGATGCCGCGGACTAGGTAGCGCGGGCGCGACGAGACCTTCACGTCGCCGAAATGCACCATCTTGAAGCGCGGTGGCTTCGCCGGCGTTTGGCCGGCGGGACCGTCCCATGGTGCATCATGCTGGTGCTCGGCGCGCGGCGCCCAATCCTTCGCGGCCGTCTCGGCGAGCCCATAGAGATCCTCAACGCTGTTGCCTTCCGCGAGCCAGTCGACGATATCGCCCTTGACCGGCAGGTCCGGCAGCTCGAGCACGCGCACACGCGCGGCGACGCCGTGCAGTTTGGAGGCGACGAGGTCCGCGTGATCTTTGCCGGGGAGCTTCTGCCGCCCGTCGGAATGGAAAAGAGGCTCGCCCTCGGCATTCGTCGACTGCGGGTCGTTATCCGGCAGGATGACGACGTCGGCGTCGCGAAAGTATTCGACGAGGTGATCGCCGAACTTGCCGGCGCCGCCCGAGTTGCACGTCGCCGGCGCGCCGGCCGCAATCAGTCGGTCGACCTTCTTTTCACCTTCGACCACGAAGACCAGCCGCTCCATGGAGAGCGCCTCGAGCAGCTCCGCCACACGGTAGAGGCCATGCTGGATATTGGCGCCGACGAAGGTCCGGCGCTCCGTGTACCGCCACTCTTTGAAGTCGCGTTCGTCGAACCTTGACCAATCGGCACCCGGCCCGCGGCGCATGAATTCGTGCGGGTTGCCGTTCCGGTCGATGAGGTCGAGGCCCCAAATCCAAACGCCCTGCTCGTCAGGGGCAGGCCTGCGTTGGCCGAACGTCTTCCTGATCTTGCCGTCCTTATTGCGCTCCCATCCGCCATCAGCGGTCCGAAACTGAAAGCGGACAACTTGGTAGGACAGCGCACCATCGGGCGCGACATAGTCGAAGGTGCCGACGATCTCGCGCTTTGGCTTCCGCTGCTTTCCCTCACCGTTCGGCCGGGAGGAATGGTCATCATGACCATTCCTGTGCACGCCATTCGACCGCGGCCGATCATCGACGTCGCAGCCGAGTTCCTTCAGGTAGGCGAAGGCCTCTGCACCCTCGAACCCCTTGCGTGCCTTGATGAAGTCGAGCACGCCGCCACCGCGGGACTCGGCGTGGTCGAACCATGTGCCCTTCTCGATGTCGACCGAAAGCGAGCCGTTCGTCCCGTAACGCAGCTCCTTGCCGACCTTGGAGAGGCCCCAATTAGGATCGCCCAGAATAGCCTGGGCGACGACCGGCATATGCAGGGCGAGATCCGTTGCCATGCGGTCACCGGTCATCAAGGACGGCGGCGGTCATCCCGTCGATCGCGATGTAACTCATCAACTGCGCGACCAGCGCCCGCAGGCTCGTCCCCCGCTCCGTCGCCTCGACGGTCAGCTTCTGCGCGACCTCGGCGCTCACGATGATGCCGTTGAGCTCGATGGTCCGCGCCTTGGTGGCATCGATGCGCGCCACGGCGCGATCATCTGCAGCTGGCCGCTCGACCTCCCGATCGGGCCCGAACCGCAGTGAGATGCCCATCTCCGAGGCGAGGTTGCGCAGCGTCCCGCGCGAGATGCCGAGCCGCCGCGAGATGTCGCGCGACGGCATCGTTCCGGCCAGGCGCCTGATCTCGGCGCGCGTCGTGCGGGTGTTTTCGAAGGGGGCGTTCAAATACGCGCCTCCGGCATCCCGTTGTGCTCGACGCCATCGAGGAGACGGCCGGCGGCCTTCTTACCGACCCTATAAAGGTCTGGCTCATCGTCGACGTGGCCCTCGCAGTTCGCGAGGTTCTCGCGGCTCATGAGCCAGCGATCGTCAAACCATGCGGCGGTTTCGACGGTGCCGCGCTGGCGCTCGACGTTCTCGCCGGACGTCCACTCACCCCACTGCTTGAATAAGAACGGCACGCGAGCCTCGGCGCATTGGTCACGGAGCGAGCTCGCCCATTCCGGATGCATCGGCCTGGCATGGGGTCCGGATTCACCGCCGACGATGACCCAACCAGGCAGCTTCCCGCGTGCATTGATCGGACCAAGCATCGGCTCCACGCTGGCGAACGTGAAGCGTGCACCAAGGACGAGACGCGCATGCTCAAGTTTCGGCAGATCCCGGTCCCATTCCTCCTGATTGATCATGGTCGCGCCAAGCGCGGTGTTCTCGGGCAGCGCAGCGCCTGACCCGTGGCGCGCGACGTCGCACATCTTCTCGGCATTGCCGATGCGTTTCGACAGGAGCAGGTAGAGCAAATTCGGCGTTTTGCGCATCACGTCGAACGCCTGCGTGCGCCAAAGCGGGTCGACTTCGTTATCCCATATGTCGCCGAGCGAGAGGCAGAACACGGTCGCGATCTTGCCGGCCGCAGTAGCTGCGCGGTCCCATTTGAACGGCTCGCGCCAATTTCCCGGCGAGGTCCGGACGCGATCCTGGCCGGCGCCCCACTTCGCCTTGCCGTAGCGCTCATCCATCATCACGCGGGCGTAACAGTGATCGCACGCTGGGCTGACCTCCGTGCATCCGAACCACGGATTCCAAGTATGGTCGCACCACTCAATCTTCGTGTTCTCAGCCATTGGCGACCTTTTCCATGATCATCTCTCGCGCGCGCGTCTTCCCGACCTGACGCTCGTAACTGCGGTAGAGCTTCTGCATCTTCGGCGGGCACTTGAACTTCGCGGCCGTGAGTCGCGCCGCGACCTTCTCAGTCTTTGTTGCCTCCGCCTTCAGTTGCGCGCCGGCGCCGCGGCCGCGGAAGTCGAGCCGCAGCTGACCGGCCATGCGGGCGACGGTCGCGTAGGTTCGGCCCGGCAGCAGCCTCGGCACGTCGACAAGCTTGATGCCGTCCGAATGCGCCTTGCGGAGCAGCGCTTTCTCGTCGTCTGTCCACTTGAGCCGCTGCTTGAGGCCTAGCTGACTTGCCATATTCAGGATTGCGCCGCGTGAGCGATCCATGACCTGCATGATCTCGGCAGCCGACTTGTTCGCGTTGTACATCTCGGTCAGCATCGCGATGTCCGCGTCGGTCCACGGGATCGCGCTGTTGCGGCTAATGCCGTTGCGCTGTGCGAACTTGGTGATCCCCGTCACGCCGCGTTCGAAGCCGGCGGCCTTGAGCATCATGATGATCTCGCGCGTGGACTTGCCGTCGTTCAGGCCGGCGAGCGCAATGTCCGATTCTTCCTTGGTCCAGTAATTGACGCGATCGCGCGTGATGCCGAGAGCGATGGCGCGCATTTGCACGGCAACGCGGCCGCGGCTAAAGCCGTTCTCCGCAAGTCGCGTGACGATATCGATGATTTTGGTCTCCTTGAGATACTCGTCGCGAATGATCGCGTCCTCTTCATCGGACCAGCCGATGATCGCTCGAGCGCTGATGAGGCCGAGCGCGTGCGCCCGGGTCGAGATGCCGCTCGTTGATACAATGCAGTTGGCGGCCGCGAGCTGGTTGGCGATCTCGGCGAGCGGCGTACCGGCGCCGTAGCCGTCGCGGATGATCTTGTCGTGATCGGGCGACCAGTCGATTCCGCGCTTGCCGCGTCGCGACATGTGGTTGGCGACTACGGACGGCATGGCCTCCGGGTCCGCGTCCGGAACCGCCTTGAGCAGATCGAGCGCCGCCGCGGAGCTGATAGCGGGCGGCGCGGTGATCGCCGGCGCCTCACCCTTGTGCCGGGACTCTGCGGCAGCCGCCCGGAAGCGCACACGTGTCGGACCGGCGAGCGCGGGCCCGAGGCACAGGAACTCGCCCGCCGCGAGCGAGCGGAGCGCCCGAGCAGCGCCCGCGGTGAAGCCGATCAGTGCGCCGGCGCGCTCCTGGTCGATATCGAAGACGGTGCAGCCGACTATGACGTTCGTCACCTTCGCGACCACCGCCTTCGACGTCTCGGCCAGCCGTTGCGTCGCGATGACGCCGGCGACGCCTCGCTTGCGGCCGCGCCCCATCATGTCGGCAAGCGCCATGATCGCGCGCTTGCGCGTCTCGGGCTCGACATCGCCCGGATCGTAGTGAGGTGCCAGCGTCTGCGCCTCGTCGACGTGCACCAGTAGCGGGTGGCGGTGTTCTACAGGGCAGTCGATCAGGCCGGACGCCAGGTCGGCAACGATCGCCATTCTCTGCTCAGCTGTCGCGTCGGAGAGATCCAGCACAGCGCTATACCGATGCTCGCGCAGATGGAACGCGAACGAGCGCCCCCCCCACCCGCAGCACATCGGCCGCGCTGAGTACGGCCACGTCGAGCTTCTCTGCGAGCGTCGAGAATTCTCCGTCAGGGTCGACGAGCAGCTGCTGCACACGCCCGAAAGCCTGCTCGAAGATGCGTCGCAGCAGCATGGACTTGCCGGCGCCGCTATTACCCTGGATCAGCAGGCGCCCCTCGATCAGTTTGCCGAGGTCAAGACCGACGACGTCGCCGTTGCTCATCCGGCCGAGTTCGATCGACCCTTCGCGGAGCGGGCGCGGCTCCGGCGGTGCCGGAGGTTTCGGCGCCCCTGATCCTCCAACCCCAAACCCGCGGCCTGCGAGGGCGGCACCGAATGCGCTGTCCGCCGCGCGCGCGTCCATAACGGTCATGCCGACATCCCCTTCTCTCGCCACTTCTTGAAATCCGCCGCGCGCTCGCGGATGTAGGCAATCGCCATCTCGGCGTTCGCCACGACGGTCGCCGCCGCCTCGAGCACGTCCGCCCGACGGTTGAGACCCGACGCCGTCCCGGGCGAGCAGGCGCCTGCCCAGATGCGGGCATGGTCGGCTTCGGCTTGAACGGTCAGGATCATGTCGCGGACTTCGATTCTTGGTTTCTTGGCCGCTGGCGCTGAGGGTTCGTCGGTCATGCGGTGGCGGCCTCGAGCCGCTCCTCGAGATGCGCGCCGAGCGACTCGATCAACGCAGCCGTTACCGTCATGCCGTCGTCGAATGAGCGCTTGCATGCGGCGTGGTACTCGGCGCCGAAGTTGAAGGTTTGCATCGCGCGGATCAGCGCCTTCTCATCAGCGAGCCAGTCCGGCTCGGCGTCGAGAGTCACGCACAGAGCATCGATGATCGCGGCGCGCAGACAGCCAGGGTTGCCGAGCTTGGTGCGCGTAATGCAACGCAGCGCGGAACGCAGGACGTCTGGCCCGTAACGCTTGAGCATCAGCGGCAGCTTGCCAGCGGCGAGCGTCTCGCCCGGCTTCATTAGCTTTGCGGGAACCGGATAGTGACAGATCGCGACATCTGCATCCGCCAGGACCGCCGCGAGCGCCACAGCATCCTCATCACCGGCCACGACTCGGGCGTGATAGAGGTGCATCGCGGTGAGCGCGGTGACATTGCTGTTGATCGCCGCAAACGCCGTCGCCTGCATGGCGGTGCTGATCTTCACGATCTGGCAGGGCACGTCCTTGATCCCGCGCAACGCGGCTCCGGTCGTACGGTGCTGGCCGTCGATGACGAGGAAGATACCCTGGTCTGCTTCAGACACGATCACAGTGCCGAACTTGGCCCACGAGAATTCACGCGCGATCTTGCGGACGTTTTTGGCACCGCGCTCAAAGATCTCGCGCTGATAACTCGGATCGATGCGCAACAGGTCGATCGCGATCCAGCGCAGCTGCGGCTTCTCGCCGGGGTCGTAATGCGGCGGCAGCGGCTGGCGCGGATCGGCGAACTGGCGGCCGTCGATTCTTCGTAGCGTGAGCGTCATCGCCGCCCTCCCCGCACGAAATCGATCAGCCGCTTCCAGACCTTCCGCTCGGCCTCCGGCTCGACGCGGGCGAGCAGCGCGCGGACCTCGGCCTCGTGTGGGATGAGGCGCTTCATTAGGTCGTGCGCCTCCGCGATCCGTTCGCGATGCTTGCGCTCGGCGCCGAGAATGTGCGCGGTCGCGTCTTCGGAAAGCCCGATGCGCGCGGCCAGGACGTCGATCTTTAAGGCGCGATCGGACGCGAAGGCGGACTGGACCCAGGTCGCCCAGGCAAGTTCGGCGAAGTCGACGTCGCCGGTGGACTTTGCCACGGACAATTCGACGGCCAATTCTGCAAATGAGCTGGTCGAGAGGTCGGTCATGCCGCGATCCTTCCGATGGCGACTTCCGTTTCGTGCGACTGCTCGACGGCATCCTCACCGGGCCCTCCGGGGCCGTCGTCACCGACGAGTGCGACAAGCTCGATGCTTTCCAAGCGGTCCTCGATCCGATCCAGCTTGCGGTAGATCACGATCGGCCAGATCAGGATCGACGCGATCAGCGAGATGAGCAGGAAAGCGACGAAGAATTCGGTGATCATGGTGCGCGCTCCGCGAAGAGTGCCGGATGCAGCGTCGTCACGCCGTAGGGCGCGACCTGGGTGCAGGCGTGGTGCCAGAGCCCTGCAGCCTCGGCCGCATTGTGATCGGGCGCGTCCCAGCCGAGCCGGCCGCAGAGCTTGACCGCCTCGCGCTTCGCGACATCGCCCTTGAGCTTGCCGTTGCCCAAAAACGCTTTCCGCCAAGTCTGGACGGCGACGATGCGCAGAGGGATCGATTTGCATTTCACGATCCCGATCACGATCGCGTAGATGCCGAGCGTAATCAGCGTCGTGTTGTGGTTCGTGAAACCTTGTGCGGCCGAGGGCGGGACGACGCGCTCGATCGCGACAAGCCCCGGCGGGTCGGTCAAGAACCGATCGGCGAAGTAGAACATCGCCGCCTCGTAGAGGTCCTCCGGCGTGTCGGTCTCGTCGCGGCGGAAGTTGATCGTCTCAAGGCGCGGCACGGCGCCGGGCACGCCTTCGGCGATCCCAGACTTCGTATTCTGGTCGATCGCCAGAATTGGTCCGCCGCGATAGTCCAACGTGCCCTCCCCGGTTCGGACGCGTCAGTGCTTGGCGAGCGAGTCGACGGCGGCCGCCTTGGCGTCTGCGCCCTTGCCGACCTTGGCAAGCTCCGCCTCGTCGGCGCGTGCCTGGTCGGCTTGCTTCAAGGCATCGGGGCGAAGATCGCGTTCGTCATCATCGTTCTTCGATTTATGACCCGCTGCCTTCGCTGCCGCTGCACCGAGCGGGCCGAGCGCCTCGCAGAGGAGCTCATAGGCTTCCGCCTCATCCTCATCGAGACCGTCGGCGATCGCGTTGAGCTTCTTGTCGAGAGCGCGCATCTTCACGACGCCGCGCAGCGCCTTCACCGGGACGCCGGCGTCCTTTGCCTCGGCATAGATTTCCTTGATGTCTTCGCGCCGCTCTTTGCACTCGGCCATATAGGTGCCCTTGGCCGACTCCATTTCGGCGAGCAGCGTCTCGATCCGCTTCAGGTATCCTTCCGCTTTGCCTTCCATCGAGTTCTTGGCGAGTGCCATTTCGTCTCCTCCTGGGTGAAGTTTCAGATCAGGCCTGCATCAGCCGTTCTTTGTGGGCGGCAAGGTTCTTTCTCGCCTGGATCGCGCGCTGCGCACGGACGGCGTCGGTCAGCTCCGGCAAGCTCCGCCGGCTGGTCTGCACGCTCAGCCGATGGTGTCGCGGGCAATACGAGTGCTCGCCGTCGCGCGGTGAGCCGCAGACGAGCATGTCGGCGGCCGGGAAACCCAGCGGCCAACAGCACTGCGCACGCTTGCGGTCGAGGAACGCGACGGCATCGGGTGATTGGTCAGGCGGCAACTCGACCGCGACCTCCGCCTCGAATTTGTGCGGATCATTTTCAGCGCGAGGCTTCGAGGCAATGCGACGCAGCATGCCGGCGTCGGCGCGCAGGGTGAGACGCTGCACCGGCCGCGGCTTCGCCTGACCGACATTGGCCTGGTGGCGACCGGAAAGACCGAGCCGGTGCACTTTGCCAATGACGCCGTTCCGCGATGCGCCTATCTCGCGCGAGATCTGGCTCGCGGACAGACCGTCAGCCCAGAGCGCCTTCAAACGCTCGACCGCATCGCTCGTCCAATCGAAGCATTCAACACCGGGAACGCCCATGTCAGTCCACCTCTCCGCAGTAGTTCTTCGGCTTCGTCGGCCGCCGCCCATCGAGCACCACGCGGTCAAGGATGTCGGCTTGGCGAGCGATGACCGTAAAAGCCCGCTCGGGCCCGACGCGCTGGACCAGCATTTCGGCGACGCCGGCGAGCAGCCCCTCGGCCGTCGCGATCGTCGCCTCGTCGGTTGCGTTCGCCGACGGCACGAAAGCGGCCTTGGCGAACATCTCGGATTTCTTGCGGATGAGGTCGGCGGTGGTCTGCGTCATGTCTGCTCGTCCCCCTTGCGACGCTCGCGGATACGAGCCGCCAGCGCGATCAACCTCTTTGCCCGATCACTCCACTTGCGCGACCTCGCCTGCGCGCGCGCGGACATCGCGACACAGAGCGCAGCTGCGCGTTCGATGATGTCGGAGAGCCATGCCCCCACGAATGCGTCCCAGCTTGGTTTGAGCGCGACTGGCGCGGGCTACTTCAAAAGCGACAGACGCAACTGCTTGATTTCTTCATCCTGCTCGGCCTGCATCTTCTCGATCTGCGCAAGCCGGGCCGTATTCTCGTGTCGGAGCCACCAGCGCGGACGTTCGCGCGCCGGCAGCGAGGTCATCATCGCGTCAAGTACGGCGCCGCCGTCGTCGCTCAGCAGCAGCGAGACGAACGCCTCCGCGCCCATGTCGCGGCGCTTGGATGGATCCTTCGCGGTCCAGTGCTCGACGGCGCGCGTAGAAACGTCAGCACGAACAGCGACATTGGCGGCGAACTTCTCGGGATAAATCTTATGCAGCCGGCGCATGACGGCACCAATCGCCCGAACAGCGGGGGACTGATTCCCGAACACCTGTTCGGTGCCCGAATTTGCGTTCGCGCCGGTAGCTGGGGATGTTGCGGTCATGAGCGCACCGCAAAAATCTGATCGTCGAGAAGGTCGAGCAGCAGCGCCTGCACTGACACGCCCGTCGTTATCTCGAACACATCGAGTGCAGCCGCCCGCGCCGGCGTCAGCTCGATTGTCAGCGTGCGGATCGTGCCAGGCGCTAGTTCGCGGACCTGTGCGTCACGCGCGGCACGGTCGACGAACGGAACGACGGCGTTGCGGCGCGGCGCGGTCATGAGCGCCTCGTCATGACGCCGGTCGAGTTCAAATCAGCGATCGTCACGCGAGACGACGGACAGGTCGTGATCGCTTTTTTTAACGGCGAGCCGGAACCCGCAAGCATTGCGCAGCTGAAGTGCTCGCGCGACGCCGCAAGAGCGCTGCGCCGCGGCTTGGATCGGGCAATCCGCTCCACGGGACGGGGCGAATAACCGTGGAGACCGTCCCGTGATGCGGCATCGCAGGTTCCACTCCCGCCCCCGCTATCAACATACGCATTCTGCGGGGGTGTGCCTTTCTGCCGGAGAAAACGACATTGCAACCCGTGGGCGATCGGCCCATCCGGGGGACTCTTCAAAGCGGCAGGCTTTAGGAAGCAAGAACAACAACTTGGTTGAAATGCCGATTTATTACACGCATCATCGCTGTGGATATTGGCACCCGATTCAATCCAAGCGACATTCAGGCGCCTTCCGAAGCTGCAATCTGAAGAACACAATCTCCCGGGCGACAAGAATGAAAAACAATGGGGGAGTGTGTTGCTATGTCTACGATCTTCGATCCCAAACGCGTCTTGCCAGCCGATGTGCCAGCTCTTTTCGTGCATGGGACTCGCCGGATCGATGTTCTTCCCGGCGATATTTTGCAGCTCTGGCTCTGCTTGGATCAGCCCACGAGCCACGAAGGACTTGCGGCGATGAGCGTGCCGGTGCAGCGCATCCAGATCCCGCTCCGCTCGTACGTCTGGAACGTCATGGCCTGCATGGAATGGGGCTTCAATCGCGGCCTGTTGCGAACGCCGGGCATCGGACCGACCGAACTGCGGCCGCAGCGCAGGCTGCTGATGTAGCGCCGTCATGCGGCGGCTCCCGACGCGGAGGGCACAGCCGGCTCGATGTCGAAAAAATCGTCAGGGGTAAGGGCGACGTCGTTTTCGCGCGCGAGCCTCAGGAGCGTCGGCTGGTGGCGCGCCGGGATCACGCCACCGGTGCCGCCCTTCTCGCGCGAGTAGGTGAATTTGTAGACCTGCGCCAAGCTCAACCCGAGCCATTTCGCGACGGTCTGGTAGCCACCGCACTTGACGATCACGCGTTCGGCTGTCGTGTCCATTTGCGATATTTGCTTTAATCGCAAATATATGTCAAGCCAGATTTGTGAAAATGCCCATGGCGAGATTTGCGTTTCTCGCGAATATGGGCCCATGGATGAGCAGCAGCCGTACCGGAACTGGATCGCCGAGGGCTTGAAAAAGCCCGGGAAAGGCAAGCGCAAGCTCGCCGACGCGCTCGGCGTCGATCCTTCCGCGGTAACTCGGATTCTTGACGGAACCCGGCAGGTCAAGCTGCACGAACTACCGAAGATCGCGGCTTACCTCGAGGAACCGGCGCCCGAATCGGACGGCTTCTACGAGCCCGAGGCCACATACGAGGAAGGGCCCGGAACGGTGCCCGTTCGCGGTTACGTGGGCGCTGGCGCAATGGCCTTCTACCTGCCCCAGGAAGTCGAGCTGGACCGCGTGGAAGCCCCGCCAGGCTCGACAGACGCGACGATCGCTCTCGAAATCCGAGGCACGAGCCTGGGCGAACTGTTCGACCGGTGGCTGGTATTCCTGGACGATATCCGCACACCGGTCACGCCAGATCTGATCGGAAAGACCTGCGTCGTCGGGCTTACCGACGGCCGCGTCCTGGTGAAGAAGCTCAAGCGCGCCGGCGGTGGCCTTTTCGACCTGCTGTCGAACACCGAGGAGCCGATTCGCTCTGTCGCGGTCGAATGGGCTGCGCGCGTCAAGACGATGGCGCCGCGCTGAAATTGCGATCGCCCTCGAGGCATCTATAAGCTCGCGCGCGCGGTATAGAGTTATTCTATATCCACAACTACTGAGTAACAGGCTCGATTCTACGTCCCATTCTACAAGCGGCCAACGGCCGCGCTCGTGGATAGATATGCGGATAGGTGGGAGTTTGTTGCTCTAGACGTGTTGGGTGAAAAGCACGCGCGCTAAAAGCGCGCTTTCCCTGCACTCGGACTGGAATGCTCACACCAAAAATCGAGTTCATTGCGTGCGTTACAGGGCACCGCCGGCCTCGGCGCGCATGCCTTGCAAATAAATTTGCTATAACAGCAAATATCTGGTTGACTCCTATTTGCGATTAGCGCAAATATCCTCCCCACGACCGGGGAGCCTGCCATGTCCGCCAACCGCCAAGACCTCTACGCCGCGCTGAACATGATCCGTCGCCAGCGCCGGCTTCCGGAATGCGCGATCGGGCACGCCTCGGAAGTCGAACTGCGCACGGCGATCGAGCACGAGATGGATGCGCTCGCCGGCAAGCCCTCGCGCATCCCGAACGAGATCCTGATCCACCTCGGCGAGACCGGCTGGCTCGCCACGTACACGGGCCCGCACGCGTTCGAGATCAGCGAGCTTTTCGATGGCCCGACGATCCCGACTGCCTATACGGCGCATGCGTCGCGCGAATTCGTCATCGCGGAAATCCAGAAGCGCAACCCGGGCGCCGTCGTCCGCAACTGGATCGGATGACCGCCGTGAACGCGCCTTCTTCCATCGCCGCCACAGCGTCCGTCGAGCCGACCCCCGGTCCGTGGAGCGTCGTCGAGCCGGTCGCCATCGACTATCGCGCACCACTCATCTACGGCGCCGACGGCGGCTCGCTGATCGCCTGCGCGGAAGGCGGTGGCCCAAAGCGAGCCGTCAGCGGAGGGGAAGCGCGCGCCAACGCCACCCTCATCGTCCGCGCCTGCAACCTCGTCCTGGCCGGCCGCGCACTCCAAGCCGCGCAGCAGGCAAAGATCGCGGCACGCGGCGACCTGCCGCCCGATCTCGATTGGGGTTTATCCGAGGGCGAGATCGCCGCCGCGCTGATGATGAATGCGCTAATCGAGAAGAACGACAAGATGCTGGCGGCGCTCAAGCTGGCTTCGACGGTCATCGGCGAAATTCCGAGCGGTGTTCTCGGGACGCAAGAGCCCGCCTATCGCGCCCTGGGTGTGGTCGACGCTGCGATTGCCAGCGTGGAGGGACCGCTGTGATCACCCTCCCCGCCTGCCACGCCGCCTCCGATCGCCGCGGCGGCACGTCGACCGACCAGGCGCTCGCCGCCGTCGCCGCGTACCAGCGCAGCAGGCGCGCCTACGCCTACGGCGAACTGCTCAATGCCGACGGCTCCTGCAACGTCGCGGCGTTCCATTGGATCCTCGCCCGCCGCATCGCCGCCGATATCAACATCGCGCTGCGCGGCGCCGGCGGCCTCGTTTGTCCGCGCAGCATCCCGTTCTCCGCGACGACCGAGTGGCGCGCCAAAGCCGCGGCGACGGTCGACGCTGCGCTGGTGAGCCCGGCCGAGCGTGAGCGCATCGCCGAGCACCACGGTGCCGAGATGCTCGAGCTGGTGGCTGCCATGCAGCGCGCGGCCAAGCGCGATCGCGAGCAGCTGACGCCGCGCCAATTTCACATCGCGGCGGAGTGAGGCGTCATGAACACCGGCCGCCCCGATTCATCTCGCGACCGTAAACTGACCACGCAGGAAATCGGCATCCTGCTGTTTCTCCGACGCACCGGCGGAGACGGCCACAGGCCAGTGATGCTGCTGCCTGGCGCGCGCGATCGCGCCGGCCAGCTTGCTCGCCTTGGCCTCATCGACATCTGGCATCGTCAGTCGATTGCAAATTCAAAGCTTGAAGGCCCGTTCTACTCGCTGACGCCCGACGGCCGCGAGCGAGCGACTGTCCTCTACCTCAAGCGACAATCCCGCCCAGAGATCGAGCGCGACCTCTCAAGGTTGTCGTTCAGTGGAAGTACCCCCC